GCTGATGGATATGGATAAACTCATACAGATCATGGAGGCAATCGGCATCCCGTATGCCTACGACCATTTTGCCGAAGGCGAATCGCCGGATCCGCCTTTTATCTGTTTCCTGATTCCTGAAAGCGACAACTTCGCCGCTGATGGGAGGGTGTACTTCAAAGTCGATGTCGTTCATATCGAACTGTACACAGACAAGAAGAACCCGGATCTTGAGCAGCAACTCGAAGCCGTGCTGGATGGGCACGGCATTTTTTACGACAAGACCGAAGTGTGGATCGAGAGCGAAAAGCTCTATGAGGTTCTGTACGCGTTTGAAATGGAGGTTTGATGATGGCGAACAAGGTCAAATACGGCCTGAGCAGATGCTATTATGCCGTATTCGCAAATGACACATACAGCACACCGGTCGCCCTGCCGGGCGCTGTATCCCTCTCCCTCGACCAGGAGGGTGAGACCAACAAATTCAGGGCGGACAACATCGATTACTATACCAGCATCTCCAACAACGGATATTCCGGCGACCTGGAACTGGCGCTGATCCCGGACAGCTTTCTCAAGGACGTCCTGGGCGAACTGGTCGATGGGGCAAGCGGCCTCCAGTATGAGGTGGCGACGGCAAAACCCTCCGCGTTCGCGCTCCTCTTCCAGTTTGAAGGTGACGACAAGGCGGTCAGGCACATCCTCTACAACTGCAAAGCCACACGCCCGTCCCTGGCTTCCAATACTACGGATTCCACGATCGAGCCGGTGACGGAGACGATCTCTATCACTGCGACCGCCCGTGAGACGGATAACATCGTCAAAGCCAAATGCAAGGAGGGGGATACCGCTTACAACGGCTTCTTCTCTGCCGTCGTAGTGCCCGAGGGGGATGAGGAATAATGGAGAAAAGCCTGCGGATCGGCGGGAAGGATGTGCAGATGGTCGCCAATGCCGCGACCCCGCGCGTCTACCGCTCCTGTTTCAAAAAGGACCTCTTCATCGGGATGCAGCATGCCATTAACGAGGATAACGAGGTCACAGATTTTGAAGTCTTCGAGAATCTTGCGTATGTGATGGCCGTCCAGGGCGGCCTCAAAGAGTCCGTTGATGACTGGCTTGCCGGGTTCGACAGCCCGACCGCCGTCATCGAGGCAATCCCGGAGATTATCGGGCTCTGGGCGGATAACACCACGGCAACGTCAAACGGTAAAAAAAAATAAGGCCGACAGACCGGGACATGAACACGGCGATCTTCCTTCTCCGCTGTGTGCAGCTCGGTCTGTCTGTCTCTGACCTGGAGTTGCTGAGCGTCGGCATGGTTTTCGACATGTTCACGGAGGCCGCCAACGACGGCTGGGACGGCTGGTGCCAAAGGGCGACGCAGGAAGATATGGACAAGTTCTGAGGTGAGGACATGGCGGACCGGATCAAAGGTATAACAATCGAGATCGACGGCGACACTACGAAGCTGTCGAATGCTCTGAAAAATGTGAACAGAGCGGTTTCCAGCACCAAATCCTCGCTGACGGATGTAAGCAAGCTCCTGAAGCTCAACCCCGGCAACGTCGACTTACTGCGCCAGAAGCAGAAGCTCCTCGCGGATCAGATCTCCAACACGAAGGAAAAGCTTGCCCAGCTCAAAGACGCGCAGGCCCGGATGGACGCAAACGGGGTGGATAAGAACTCTGAGCAGTACATGGCCCTGCAGCGCGAGATCGCCGAGACCGAAAGCCAGCTGCGAAGCCTGGAAAAGGAGGCGCGAAACCTCGGTTCCGTCGGCGCGCAGCAGGTAGCGGCGTTCGGTCAGAAGATGGAGGAACTGGGCAGGAAGGTGACCGCGGTCGGTAAGGAACTGTCGCAAAAGGTCACGGCGCCGCTGGTCGCCCTGGGCGTCGTCTCCGTCAAGACCACGGCGGATTTTGAGAGCTCCATGTCCCAGGTCGCCGCCACGATGGGCTTTACCGTGGACGAACTGAACGACGAGTCCTCCGAAGCTGCCAAATCCATATCCACACTGTCCTCCTTCGCAAAGCAGATGGGTGAGACCACAAAGTTCTCCGCCAGCGAGGCGGCAGACGCCCTGAACTACATGGCCCTGGCAGGCTATGACGCGGAGACGTCCATGAAGATGCTCCCGACCGTGCTGAACCTCGCCGCTGCCGGAAACATCGAGCTCGCCACCGCTTCGGATATGGTCACGGACGCGCAGTCCGCTCTTGGCCTGACCCTTGATGAGACGGCAGATATGGTCGACCAGATGGCGGCCGCGGCTTCAAGGTCGAACACCTCCGTGGCCCAGCTCGGCGAGGCCTACCTGAAGATCGGCGCGACGGCCAGGAACCTTTCGGGAGGCACGGCGGAACTGTCCACGATGCTCGGCGTGCTGGCGGACAACGGCATCAAGGGCGCGGAGGGCGGTACGCATCTGCGGAACATTCTGCTTTCCCTGCAAAGCGCCGCCGTCGACGGAGCGGTGGATTTTGGGGACTTCGCTGTCGCCATCTATGATTCTGATGGCAACATGCGCTCCATGGTCGATATCATCGCGGATATGCAGGACGGGCTCGGCGGCATGTCCCAGGAAGCGAAAGACGCCATTGTCAGCGGCGTGTTCAACAAGACCGACCTCGCGTCGGTAAACGCCCTGCTCGGCACGTCGCAGAAGCGCTTCCATGAGCTGGGATCGGCGATCAGCGATTCATCCGGAGCTGCGCAGAACATGGCCGACACGCAGCTGAATAACCTCAACGGGCAGCTGACGCTTCTGAAGTCCGCTCTGGAGGGCGCCGCGATCTCTATCGGTGAGCTGCTGATGCCCTATATCCAGAAGCTCGTCGCGAAGATCCAGGCATGGGTAGATAAGTTCAACCAGCTCAGCCCCGCGGCGAAAAAGGTCATCCTCGTCATTGCTGCTGTCGCGGCGGCCATCGGACCCCTGCTGATGCTCGTCGGCGGCGTCATGGGCACGGTCGGGAAGATCCTGGTCTTTGCCCCTATGGTCGTCAGCGCCATCGGCGCAATCGCGGGGCCGGTCGGGATCGTTATCGCCGTCATTGCCGCCCTTGTCGCCGCCGGAGTCCTGCTCTATAAGAACTGGGATATGATCAAAGCCAAGGCACAGGAGCTCTGGTCAAAGCTGAAAGACACCTGGAACAAGATCAAAACCAATACTTTAGAAGTTTGGAATGCCGTCAAGGAAGCCGTAACAGGGAAACTCTCACAGGCGAAGGAAACTGTCGTCAACACCGTTTCCGCCGTGAAAACCGCCCTTGAAAATGCCTGGAACACTGTAAAAGCCGGGACTTCAGGCATATGGAACGGCATCAAAACGACGATCTCGAACGCGATCACCGCGGCTAAAAGCAGCGTGTCCAGCATCGCAACAGGCATCAAAACCACGATGTCCAACGCGTGGAACGCGGCAAAAAGCGCCGCGAGTTCCGCGTTCAGCGCCATCAAGTCAGCGATCACCAGTCCCATCTCCTCGGCGAAGGATACGATTTCCGGGATCGTATCGGTCATCCGGGGCTTTTTCCCCATCTCCCTCGGCAACATCTTCTCCGGGATAAAGCTTCCCCGTTTCCACATCGACTGGAGCACGCTGTCTGTGTTCGGGAAGACCATCTCCTGGCCTTCCGGGGTCAGCGTCTCGTGGTTCAAGAAGGCCATGAAGAACGCCTACCTCCTGGACGGAGCCCAGATCTTCGGCACTATGGGCGGGCGGCTGCTCGGCGGCGGCGAGTCCGGGAAAGAGATCGTCATGAGCTACGACAAGCTCACAAAAATGATGGGCGGCAATACAACGATCAATGTAGTCGTCAATGCCGCGAAGGGCATGGACGAAAGGACTCTTGCCGACCTTGTGGCAAGACGCATACAGGCAACTGTAAACAGGAAAGGAGCAGTATGGGCTTAGTATTTGCAGGACAGGATTTTGCGGAATACGGCGTCACGGTGGACAGCAGCAAGTCCTGGCCGAAACCCGAAAGGGACAGGACACAGATCCATGTACCCGGCCGGAACGGGGATCTTATCCTTGACAACGGCTGCTGGAAGAACGTTGAGATCAGCTACCGCTGTCTGATCAAGGAGGGCTGGCAGGAAAAGTTTGAGGAGTTCGTCCGGATGCTCTATCAGCTGCGTGGTTACCATGAGCTGTTTGACGAAGACCATCCTGACGTGTACCGTATGGCGGAATTTATCGGTCCTATCAAGCCGGAACTGTGGCTGACAGCGGACACCGGCGTATTTGACCTTACATTCAATTGCAAACCGCAGCAGTACCTGAATTCAAGTGAATCCGTATATATGGATTTCAGTGAGGAATCCCAGACATCCCGGATAGACAATCCGACCGGCATGATCGCCTGCCCGATCATCAAGGTATACGAGGCTGTCAACGGCGCGCTCATTGTGCTGAACAATTACACCATCCGGGTCGCCCCCAACGATTTCTTCGCCATCACCATCGATTGCGAAAACGAGGTCTGCTACGGGGTAGACGATATGGAGGGATTCCTCGGGAATGCCAACAGCTATGTCACGATCGAACGTGATGACTCCATGGAGTATTACGGTGAAAACCGGGATTTCCCATATCTCCCGCCTACGACCGGGATATATTTCTACGCCGCGCACGCGGAGTATGATCCGGACGATGACATGATGGACGATGATGAGATGCCCGAGCCGATCGCGGTCTACACGGGAAGCGTCGAACTGCGGCCCCGGCTGACCCGGATCTGAGGTGCGCAATGAAACCGATTTTGTTTGAGAAAAACGCGACCGAATTCACTACCCTGGGCATCTGCAGGCTGCCTGACGCCATCTCCTGTACCGTGACGGA